TGCCTATCAGGTTCAGTTGGCGCGTATGGGTTGGGAGCCTGTTCCCACCTCATATCACCCTGAAATGATGCCCGGCATGGGTAATTTTCCCAACATCGAGCGCAAGGGCCAGTCCTTGATGATGCGCCCGGCTGTAATCTCTGACGAAGCTCGCGCAATTGAGCGCCGCCGCGCCAAAGACCAAATCCGTGCCAAGGAAGCCCAGCTTAATGTGGCCCCTGATGGTCATTTTGAGCGTAATGAGAAGAGTGTCAGGCCGAACATCAAGAAGGGGTACTCCCCAATTGAAGTTCCAAACGATTAATTCTTGGCATTTATGACATTAAGGGGGTTGGCATATGTCAGCCCCCTTTACATTTGATATTTTGACAGGTATTTTGTTGTCACGGCTGCTTTAAAGCCTCCTTTCCCCGGCGTGAAAGGCTCTAACTTCCCCCTGTCCCTTAGCTGCCCCGGCGCGCAGTAACGGGATTTTCCTGAAAAAGGAGGCACCGTTATGGCAAATACCAATGCGCCGTTCGGTTTTCGTCAAACTCAGGGCACTGGCTCAGCTCCGACCTATGAGCAAGTCGAGTTCCAGATTGCCTACAACACCACCAACATCTTCTTCGGTGATCCCTGCACGCCTACGAGCGGTGGCTATATCACTCAGTCCGGCTCTTCGGGCGGTAGCTCAGATACTCAGATCGCTGGCATTTTTGTCGGCTGCCGGTATCTGTCTACTTCGCAGAAGCGCACTGTCTGGTCCAACTACTATCCGGGCGGCACTGATCCGGCGACTGGCACGATCTATGGCTATGTGGTCAATGATCCGAACGCCAAGTTCGTTGCTCAGACTGGTTCGGGCGGTGCGGCTCAGGCCAACATCAACCAGACCATCGGCTTCACGATTGGTTCCGGCAATACCTCTACGGGTATTTCTGGCGCGTATCTGAACATGAGCACTGCTGGTGTTGACGCGACCCAACCTTTCCGCATTTTCAGCCTTGTTACGCAGCCTCCGGGCTCTAACGGCACCTCCTCTGGCGACTACAATTATGTCATTGTTGGCTTCAACAATGTGCAGACCAAGTCGCTCGTTGGCATCTAAGGGAGTAAGAACCAATGGCTGTTAATCTCTCAGCAATCAAGGATCTTCTCCTGCCCGGCCTTCGCGGTGTCGAAGGCAAGTACGAGATGATTCCGTCTCAATACGACAAGATTTTCACGAAGCATGATTCCAAAATGGCGCTTGAGCGCACTGCGGAAATGCGCTTCTTGGGTCTTGCCCAGTTGAAGACCGAAGGCGGCCAGACCGCTTTTGACAACTCCGCTGGCGAACGCTTCGTGTACAACCAAGAGCATACTGAAATTGCTCTCGGCTACGCGATCACCCGTAAAGCTGTAGATGACAACCTCTACAAGACCCAGTTTGCGCCCAGCAACCTTGGCCTTATCGAGTCCTTCCAGCAAACGAAGGAAATCTACGGTGCCAACATCCTGAACACTGCCCAGACGTATAATGCGTCTATCGGCGGTGACGGTCAGGCTCTTTGCTCTGCGTCTCACCCGATTGACGGTGGCACGATTGCGAATCAGCCCACCACTCAGGTTGATCTGAACGAAGCCACCTTGCTGAACAGCATGATCGCTGTGCGCACGAACTTCAAGGATCAAGCTGGCCTGAAGGTGTTCGCGCGCGCTCGCAAGCTCATCGTTCCTCCGCAGCTTGAGCCGGTTGCTATTCGTCTGACGAAGACGGAACTGCGTCCCGGCACTGCGGACAACGACGTGAACGCGATCATGATGACCGCTGGCGGTCTTCCTGAGTCGTATATGGTCAACGACTTCCTCACCTCCGCTTACGCTTGGTTCCTGCTGACGAACATCGACGGCCTGAGCTATATGGAGCGAGTGAAGTTTGAAACCGATATGCAGGTCGATTTTGTGACCGATAACCTTTTGGTTAAAGGTTACGAACGTTACAGCTTTGGTTACTACAATTGGAGAAGCATCTACGGAAGCTTCCCCACGTCGTAATTGACCGTAATTGTCCTCTGGTATAGTATGCAAGTTCTATACTGGAGGGCAATCACAATGAAGCAATCTGATGAGGAACGCAGGCGCAGAAACAGGGAAAAATCGGCAAAATATCGTCGAGAAAACCCTGAAAAATGGAAGGAAATTGACCGTAGGGCGAAGCTCAAACTGCGGCAAAATCCTGAAAAAAATCTGCAAAAGCTAACTTATCAACAGCAGTATCGGGAAGAAAACAGAAAGGCATTGTCCGATAAGGAGAGGCAAAGAAGGTTTGGAATAACTCCTGAAGAGTATTCTGATCTTTTTAAATCTCAAAACGGAACATGCGCAATCTGCAAACAACCTGAAACTGCAACGAGATTGGGAAAGGTGAAGGCTTTAGCGGTCGATCACTGCCATCAGTCTGGTGTTGTTAGGGGGCTTCTTTGTGCGGACTGCAACATGGGTATCGGAAAATTGAAAGAGGACAAAAATATCCTCTTCTCAGCCATCCAGTACCTCGAAAGGCATTCCGAACAGTCGCTAAATGTAGTAGTCTTAACTCCGAAAGGGTAACCAATGGCTACGGTCATTAATGATATCCAACCGGGGTTCTATCCGAACCCCAACGGGAGCCCGGTTCAACCGGGCACCGCCTTCACCGGCCCTTTGTTTGCTGGCGGCGTCATCGAAAGTGACGGAACTGGCAATCTGGCATCTCTCGGTGGCACGACCGGCACTCAGAACATCGGTTATGTTCAGATGGCCCAGAGTGCCGTTGTGACGCAGGCTTCCGGTGGAACTCGCATCACCATTCCGGCTCAAAGCCAAATCACCGACATCTATTTGATGGTGACGACGGCTTGGACTGGCGTTGCTTCTACGCTCGAAATTGGGGCCACTGCGGGCACTGGCGCGGCTACCGCGTTCACTGCCACTCAAGCGGTCACTGCTTCGGCGTTGGGTCAGCTCACCATTCTTCCGGGCACGGGTGCAACGCAGATTGCTAACTGGGATAACGTCAGCAACGCCACATTCCAACCGAATGGGCCGCAGGACGTTCAAATCTTGGTTACGTCGGCAAATACTGGTTCTGGTGTTGGCACCCTCACGGTGTTCTACATTCAGGGCATCAATCTCGCGTCCTGATAGGAGGATGTTATGAAGGGTCATAAAGCTGCACATCATGGCCGTAAGCATCGCGCTTCCGGTGGTGTCAATGAAATGGCGGAAGACGCTAAGCAGAAGAGCAAGAGCTACACCTACGAGTCTAACGTCGAAGGTGAAGCTAAGGCTCGGAAGCATGGTGGTCGCGCCAAGACTGAGGGCGGCAAGGTTCACGGTGAACATGCCAAGTCCAATATGGGCCGCGCGCCGCGCAAGTCGGGTGGCCGCACAGGTTCGAACATGAACCCGCTGTCGTCTGCCCACAACGGTACGCCCCCCAAGGGCCGTAACGTGAGCGGCAATCTCGAATAATCGCTTCGGTGATTAATGACTACATTACGGGGGCCAAGTGCCCCCGTTTTCACAGGAGGGCCGCATGTCTGGTGCATGGACACGCAAAGAAGGCAAAAACCCTGAAGGCGGCTTGAACGCCAAAGGTCGGGCCTCATTGAAGGCTGAAGGCCATAATATCAAGCGTCCCCAGCCAGAAGGGGGTTCGCGAAAGGACAGCTTCTGTGCTAGGATGACCGGGATGAAGCGTAAGCTTACTGGCTCTGCAAAGGCTGCTGATCCCGATAGTCGGATCAACAAATCGCTCAGAAAGTGGGACTGTTGATATGGACAAGCCTTTCTGGGAAAAAGACGCGCCAAAAGATGCTAAACACAAGCATCTTGATCGCAAACAAGTTCAGTCAGCCAAAGCAAGGGCAAGAGCCGCTGGGCGTCCTTACCCTAACGCCGTTGACAACATCGCCGCCGCTCGCGCTGGCAAGAGGAGTTAAGAATGTCTGCTTTCACCACTACCGGCGCTGTCAGCCAGTCCATCACCCGTATTGGACGCAACGAGCCGTTTGAACTTCAAGTTGCTCGCGGTCAGATTACGTTTCACTCGCCTCAAAACATCTTTGGCTATGGCACCACTCCTGCGACCGTCAACCTTTATCGCACTGTTTGGGAAAATATGGCGACGACTGACTATTCGTTTCCCGGCTCCGCCCTGACGATGCAGTTGGTTAGCACCGTCAATACTGACACGGCATCAATCACAATCACCGGACTGGATTCCGGCTATAACAGTATCTCTGAAACGCTAGTCCTCAATGGCGCGACAAATGTTCCGACCGTGAACCAATATCTTCGCGTAAACAACATTAGCGTTTCATCTGGAAGTTCGTCTAACCCTAGTGGTGTTGTCACGCTTTCAAATGGCGGCACTGTCTATGCCCAGATCAACGCGATTACCGTCAATGGCGTTTTGGGCAGCATTGGAACTTCGCAGATGGCCCTCTACACGGTTCCTGCTGGGTATACACTCTATATGTCTCGCTTTGGTGCCTATTCGTCATTCAATGGCAACACAGTCAATTATACAACCTATCGTGCCGTGACAAACACTTCTGCGGGCGTACAACGTTGCATTTTGCAATCTCCGTTCAATACGGAATATAATGTGACGCGCATCTATCCATTTCCTTACTTAGAAAAAACGGACATTCGCTGGCAAATCGCACCCAGTGTTGCTACGGCGGCTGTTGTCAGCGTTAATATTGGTGGCGTTCTTATCAAAAATGATGGCACCCTGTAAGGCGGTCTAGATGACTACTAGCGGCACATACACGTTCAATCCCTCACTTGGCGCGATGACGCTCTATGCGTTCAATCTCATCGGGATTCGAAACACGGCGGTGCTTCAGGAGCATATGGAATCAGCGCGACTGGCTTCAAACATGATGTTGGCGCGTTGGTCTAACCAAGGTGTCAATCTGTGGGCTGTCGATCTTATCACGACGCCTCTAGTGACGGGCCAGAGCACCTACGCTGTTGACCCCAGCACTGTCATGATCTTGGATGC